AATCTCCCGTTTATTGCCGCTTTTTTCTGCATTCATGAGCGCATTGCCCAAGCGTCCCATTTTTAAAACATTGCCCCCGATAGAAAAGCTATCAACGACTGCTTTAAAATTCCCCTTGCTCGGTGCGATGCCGCTTCCAAGCCACTGCCGGTTAATGGCTTCAAGATTTTGGTAGGCAAAATCAAGCGGCAAGTTAAATTGTTCGGCGTATTTAATCGCCGTGGCAAACTCATAGATTTTTTCTTCCGGTTTCTCCGCTTTTTCAAGCATCATGTTCAAGACATCATGCTGCTGCTCGGTTAAATTGACTAAATACTTTTCTTTGTACTCTTCCTTTTCCTTCCGCCGCCTCTGGATCGTTTCTGCAATATGTTCAACGCTTAAATTTAAAAAATCAAAATCGGGCTGCTTGGCTTCGGCGGCACTTTGCGCGTCAAAAAAATTGGCAGGGTTTCGCCGGTAGTAGCGGGTTCTTCCGCGTCTGTCATACGAGGTGTGCTCATATTCTAAATCGTCTAATAATGCGACATCGCTCATGTACTTACCTTCCTTCTTTTTTTAATCTCTTATACAAGGGCTTATCAAGTAAATTCTCTCCGCCAAGGTGCCGCTCTTTTTGCAAGGCGCTGTATTTTTCTATCATAGCGGCAAGCGATGTGCCGCCTCTGCCTGAGTGTTCCCGTGCGTATTCGTATGCATCGATAAGAGAAAGTTTTTGATAGTCATTTTCAAGGTGATCATACACCGCAAAAAAGCCCTTTCTTATGTTTTCAGGGAGCTGGGCTTCTCCGTTCTTTTCAAAATCGTGCAACTTCTGCGCTCCTTCTTTGAAGGTGTCGATAATGCGCTTTTCTTGTGCGGCGTTACTGACGCCGCCGCTTTTAAAGTCATCCCGCGCGCCGTAGCTATCCCGTATCGTTGTAAAAAGCGCTCTATCCTGTGCAGGAATTTTTTCAGCAAAGTCCATAAATGTTTCGCTTGCTGTTTCTTGTTTCGTTGAATATTCAGATTCACGGGTTCCAAGTGTATTTGCATCGCGGATAAAGGCGCGGGTGTCATTTTCTTCCCTCTGCTTTTCTTTTTGAATTTCACTTGCTCGCTTTGTATCGGCGGTATACGTATACGTACCGTTCGCCTGCTTTTTGGGTTCAAACCGGCGGTATTCTCTTTCGCCGTATTCGTTTACAATCTTACCAAATACGTGTACAAAGTCGCCGGTTTTCCTATCCTTTGCAACTGCGCGCCCATCTTCCAGAATATCGACTTGATACTTTTCAAGAACCGCATCGTTACTCGTAAGGTTCTCAATCTTTTTAATACTTTCTACCGCAACATTGCGGAGTTGTTCAGTTCCTTTTCGTCCCTCCGGAGTGCTTAAATCTTCCCCGTAGGAACCTCGTTGGGATTCACCTGCAACCGTTTCGGCAGCCTTAGCCGCATCCTGCATCTGTTTTCTCTCGTTGTCCACTATATACGATCCGATTTCAGCGCCGCCGTTTATCCGTAATAACCCCGCAACCAAAATATCTTGAACGGATTGCGGTGTCTGCTCATTTACCGGCGTTCTTGCAATATAGTCATGTACCTGCCCCTTTATTTCACCCAAAGCGCGGAGATAAAGGCCTTGTCCTTCCGGTGTTTTAAAGTCTTTTCTTTGTTCAAACAGTGTCTTTACTGCGCTATCGACGCCCTTAACACTCGCAGCAACCCCTTCATTGCAAAATGGAGGCTTGTAGATTGCTTCATCTAACGCGGCTAATAATTCATAGGTCTTAGCCATCGCTTTCTCCGGCCCTAAAATTTTAATCTTTGCTTGTAGGGCATCTGTGAGTATGTAGTTTATAACCTCTGAATGTTTTAACCCTTTGTGCTTCTCGGAAAATAGCCAGTAGTTCTTTTCATCCTTAACTTCCATCCGCGCAAGTCCGCCGTATTTTCCTGCAATCGCTACATCATCTTTTAACATAAACTTATCCGAATACTCATCCCGCACATTCGCATCAAAACCATTGCCGCTATATTTCTCGTCCCAATCTTGTAAGTATTTTCGCCCCTCATCTGCTGCGCTATATGCTCCATCCCAGTCGTTTCTTGCAAGGGCGTCACTCATCTTGCGGTATATCTGGCTTGCTCCTTGCTCACCGTTCTTATACCGTATTGCCTGTTGTTTATAAAAATAATTTTCAATTTCTTCCCGTGCCGCATCCTTTACCGCTTCTTCACTCACGCGCCCGCCTGCCACTGTTACAAACTCATTTTTATAATCCTGTATGGTAGAGGTTACTTCTTCGATACTTTTTCCCTCATCAACGCTTTGCTTACCGGCCGTTACCATTTCATGCTTCATAAGGCTTGCATACGAATCGCGCAAACCTTGATTAAACTGTTCATAGCTTAAAAGCCCCGCCTCATACATCGTATATAGTTTCTGGTCGATAAGTTCTTTTTTTTGTTGTGTTGCGCTTTTGGTGTAGGCGTTCCCGTCTTCCCCGACCGCTTCCATATCTGCAAACGAGCGACTGGTAATAACGTTATTGATATAGTCAAAGCCCTTGGTAAAATCCTGCGCGCGCATCTTTTGCTGCGCAACGCGTTTGACAAGAAGCCGCTGTTCCATCTCCGCATTTTTATAATGGGTATCGTACACCCGCCGCGCAAACGGGCTTGAAAGTCCTTGTGCCGTATTGTTATGGACGGCTACTTTATAATCATTCCACCTCTTTTCGTAGTTTTCCCAATCGTTACTATTTTCAAGGTCAAGCATAAATTGATCAAACGCTTCCCTGTCTTTCAATGCGGCATCCTGCACTTCCAGTTCCGCCTTTAATCTGTTTTGCCTATCAAGCTCACCTAAAACCGTTTGCGTCGCTCCGGCCGCCGCTTGGAACGCATCAAAAATACCGTACTGTCCCATACTCTTTTTCTCTCTCCCTTTTAACCAAACATGTAGCCGAACGGGTCTTTATACCGCCGCGCGCTTAACGCATTACTTCTCGTAAAATCAGAAAAAAGGTCTAGTTCCGTTAGTCTGCCGATTTTTCCGGTACTTTTTACGGCTCCCGTCGCGTAAGTCCCAAACACTCCACGTCCCGACTGCGCTGCCTTTACCGCAGAATCCCCAAATCCTACGCCGCTCGCTCCGCCTCCCGCGTTTCCCCAGTTATTCAAAAAATTACTAACACCACTTCCCATATTCCACCCGGAAGAAAATCCTTGAAACGCATTCGTAAGCCCATCCATAAGGGTATAGTCTGCTCGACGCCATGCTCTATCCAGTGCCGCTTGCTTAAAGCCGCCGTCTAAATTCTGTAAGTCAATATTTCCATTTAAATCCGCACGCGCATTGTAAATTTTTTTATTAAACAAATTGACAACCCGCCCGCCGGTATTACTCTTTTGACGAGCGGTATCTTCAAGTACTTTTATCTTTTGTTTTTCTTCTGCTTCCAGTTTTGCAAGTGGGTTATTCAGCTTCTCATCAATTGTATTAGGATTTCCAAAATCATATTCTTTATGATATGCCTTTATAATTGCATCCCTTTTAGCCTTGTACTCTTTACGGATAGCCTCTTTTTGTTCGCTAAAATCTTCGTTAACAATTTCCCCGGTATAGTCATCGCGTAGCTGCTTAGAATCTCTAAACGCTTTATTCGCCTGATCCCGCTCCTCGTCAATGCCGAACATGCCTCTTTTAAGATTAGTAAACGCCTGCATCAAATTAATGTCCTTTTGATTCTCCCTTTGGCGGTTCATAAGGTCGAGGTCTTGATTGAAGTTTTCTTCGTTTTGCGTCAAAAGCTGTTCGGCGCTATTTGCTCCGTGTCGTGCCCCGCTCATACCGAGCGCAGTTTGTTGCGCTCCTTGCCGGTTTAAAAAGTTTTGCTTTCCGCGTTGTTGCTGTAGCAAGAGGCTTTCGTCTTCCATGTTGTTTTTTTGCATTGCTAAGTTAAATGCGCGACCGGTCAGTGTTTCGTTAAGGTCAGAACGCATATCGATACGTTCACCTTGGTGCCATATATCATCAGCTTTACGGAACGCATCTTGTTGTTCGTTTTTAAAAGCCTGTACCGCGTAATCGATCCCTCGGTTAGTACTTTCCCGCTGTTCTTTTATCCGCGCTTCCCGTGTTACCCGCTCCTGCTCTTTTTGCGCATCGATTTCCTCTTGCGCTTCTCGTGAGCGCTGTATCCCTTGAAAAATACTAAAACCCATGCCTAACACACCGAATATACCACCTAATATCCCCAAAGCAAGCATTCTTTTATTCCCCTCTCTTACGCAAGTTCCGCGTTCACGGCTAAAATCGTGCAGCGCTCGCACTTTTCCATCCGCGCCTTAAAAAATACATCACGTTCAAAGCCGCCTTGTATCGGCACTTTCTCTACTCCTGTAAACGGCTCATCTTTGTAAATCGTTTGCTCTGGGGTATCCGTTTGCGAAACAAGCGGCAAATACGAATCTAAAAAGCGAATCGAAAGGCTTACAATCCGCTTTTTATTGTTTTCACTCGAATTGATCACCGGTAAGCTCTCTACTATCGACTCATACGGATAGCCGATATACATTTCTTTAGAAAAATCTTTGTACTCTTCAGGAAGCGACTCTAACGGAAAAAGCTTTCTATTTTCTCTGACATAAACGCTTGCCATTCGGTATTCAGCCTCGCTCGTCTCGCTTGTGTATGCACAATATGAATCAAGGTAGACGGCGTCTCCGCTTGTTTTTTCTTCCGTAAGGCATTCCAGATAGTAGACGCCCGCTCTTTCAACCGACAGGTATAATTCATCATAGCCGCCCTCTCCCGGTATTGTTGCGATATTAGTAACCTTTCCATTTTTAAGAATAATCCGGCTCCATGCGGCGCATCCGATATCTTTGTCATACAGTAATACGCAGACCGTGCCGTCCGCGCGGCTTACAAAAATGCGCGGGCTTGCCGTATTGGTATAGTCAAAATCGATAGCCGCGCTTTCGGCTAAAAGGTGATTTGCCGCCTGTGTTACATCAATTGATTTATACGTCCGCTCTTGAAAATCAAAGCTATAATCCCTCACCGTATGCCCGCCTTGCCCGATATAAAGTACGGTTCGCCCGATAAGCGCGGCTTGTGTATCAGAAACCCCATACCGGCTCTGGAGCTGCACTTGCACCTGCTGCGCGTTCACTCCTTCGGGGATCACCCATTCGGAGCATTCAGTTCCGACAATTAAATCTTTCGCACAGGCAAGCCATTTAATGGCATCATTTTTATCACTGGCAATTTCCAGATAAAACGCATGGGCGGGGCTCGTTACATTGTTAATTTTTTCTATTTGCTGATAATCTTCGCTTGCGGGGCTTTCGGGATTCTTCCAAAGATGAATAGAAAGAACCATATCCTCTTTATCTTCCGTCACCGCATTAGTAAGCGTCATCGTATCGCTTGTAACGGATGCAACCTTTGTTCCCTTCATTACACCCTTGTGCCCGGAAACATAGTAATCGGTAATGTTCGTGATACCGGTAAAATCTTTCGTTACTGCGGTCAGTGTTGCGCTCCCCTTTGTAGCTTTTGCACTGAATACCCGTAAATCAGGTTTTTTCAATTGAGTAGATGAAGATACAACCGTATCAAAGTAGGTAAAGTTTCCATAATCAAAAACCTTGCTTGCCCATATCTTTTGCGGCTCTTTTATTGTACTTGCTAAAAAAAGCCGGCCTGAAAAAAGGGCGACACAGGCGGGGTATTCATCAGGCGCTTGAAATGGTACTTCGTGGGCATTGCCGGTAATGTTGAGCGTCCCAAGACTGAAGCTGTCCCCGCCCTGCCATGTAATAACGTATGGCCGGTAGTGCCGATGGGTAAGATAAAGCCGGTCATAGGTCTGTACATATTGAATTGCTTCAAGTTCTGCGCTCTTATAAAGCGGTAAGTCAGGCGTAGGTAAAAACTCAATCGGATAGCCGCTATGGGTTAAAAGCGCTCCGTTTTTCCATATCCTAATATACTCTGCGCCAAATTCAAAAAGGAAGGAAAGATTAGTATTAACGATAAACGGAATAAGCCGCGCTTTTCCTTTCAGCTTTCCGATGCGCTTTGTTCCGCTTCGGCGCGTAATGCCGCCTTGCGTTAGAATAGTAAAATTTTCAAGCCGTGAGACACTTTTTTGATACAGCGGTAAATCGATACGCCCGTAAAGATTTTTACTCACCTCTCCGCCTGCAAAATTCGTAATTAACATTGCTTTTATTCCTGATCTTCTCAAACCTTCCGCCAAGGATGGCGGTGTATCAAACACTGAGCGAGTTTTAGGCTGTAAGGCCTAAAACTCGAGGTTAAACATTGTACAAGGATGTACAATGTTTAACCGATCCACCACGAACGCCCCTTCTTCTTTCCGGCGCTTAACGTCTTGGAATTGCGATATCCTGTCGCCTCAATCATTGCCGCTTCCTGTAATAACATCTGGTGTAAATCAGGTTTTCCGGAAAGTTCAAGGGCAAACTTACTCGCTAAGCGCAGTTCGAACGCTTGATAAAACATTGCCTCATATTCAGGCGGCGCATAATCGGGAAAATCCTCATCAGGATTCCCCGTTCCTTCCGGGATTCTTCCATTCGTAACGTACACTAATACCGGCTCATTTGAATCGGTATAAAGGATATTCCCTTCCACGATATAAAAACTCTTGTCGGTAAGCTCTATAATCTTTCCGCAATCAATCGGAAGCCGATAGGCCCCTGCAAAATCGGTATAGTTATCGATGCTCACTTTTTCTAATGCCCTTCGTTTTTTACCGCTCGTCCAGCTGGCAGTCTCTAAACTTTCAAGCATCGTGGTAAGATAAAACTTTTTTACCATCAGGTACGCTTTCGAGGAAGTGTCGGCGCTATCGAGTTCACTTTGTCCCACTGCCGCAAGCGCTCTATTTGCCAATGCTCGGTCTATATTCATCATCTGCTCCATCTTGCTCGGTATCGAGAAAAAAAGAGGCTTAAACAGGCTTTGCTGCCCAAAGAAGGAAAAAGGAAAAGCGGCGCTGCCTGAAAAGCCTCTGAAAAAAACAATCGTTTTAAAAAAAATGAGCGTTACGCTTCTTCCACCGCTTCAAAAAAATCCGGTACTTCACCACTCGTCGTAAGACTATCCCCTTCGCGATAATACTGCCCGTTAAAGGTACAGCGCGTCTTACATACATAGGTAACCGCTTTCCCGTTATCGCTGCTGTCCGCTCTGCTTGCCTGCGGATTCCCGGCGGCGGCTTTAATCGCTTCTTCTTTTTTGGAAAGCGCTTTTTTTTCTGCTTTTAGCTCCTCACGCTCTTTGACAAGCGCCGCTTTTTCCGCTTCAATGGCAGCCTTTTCTTGTGCAAGCGCCACTTTTTCTTGCGTAAGCGCATTCGCATCCGGCACCCCGGAATCCGGTGTGTGTGAAGCTCCTTCACCGCCTGCATCTCCGCCGCCTGTTTCGCTTTCGGCGATAATATCTTCAATCTGATCTTCCGTTAAAAGCGGGTTTTCCGCTCTCATTTTCTCTTTCATCTTTTCAAGCTCTTTCTTATTCATGCAGGACGCTCCTTTTAAATCCGTGCTTCTGTGTTTAAAATGGCATGAACCTTCCCCTTCGTGAACGTTCCCGCCGCTTGGTATTTCAAGCGGATAAACCGGCGCATCCCTTTCGGAATGGCAAGGGAATAAAACACGTCTTCCCCCTTCGCCTTTAATTGTGCCGCTTGGAAAGTCGGGGACGTGAGCTTATCGGTATAGCTTGCCCCGTCTGCGCTGTCTTGCAACACAAAGGTAAGCGACGTACCGCCGGTAAAATCTTCTTTAATTCTGATGTCGATTGTCTTCCCTTCAGCACTGCACTTTTCTACGCCGAAATCAAGCGCGTTCTCACTTTCCGCACTCGTCGTAATTGCCTGATTTTCAGAAAATTCAAGCCGTTTATCCAAATACAAATTAGTCATCTTTAGTACCCCTTTGAAAAAAATGTAAAACTCACGCAATGGGTAACGGCTTTAAATTACCCATTACCCATTACCCATTACCCATTAGACAAGCGCTTGCTCCGTCGAAAGGATGGCGTCCACTCTCCGGCATCGCCCCTTTCTAATATGCGTAATCAATTCACCCCACGGGTCGGAACTCGTAAAAACGGCGTTCCCTTTACTCCATGACGCCTTATCGATTTTGACGAGGGCGTCTTGATTGGAGTAAATCGCAATCGTTTGCGCTCCGGCAGGGAGACGAATCATCGCTTCAAGGATGAGCTCTACAATCTTGTCCCCGCTTGTACTTTGATCGATGTTACAGATGCGTTTAACCGCGTCGGGGTGTGCAACCGAAAGCCCGTAATGTGTGGAGAAAAACTGCACGTATGCAGGCATAACGCGCCCTTCTCCCATCGGCCAATTTTGTACGCCCATGTCCTCGGTTTTAATTCCGCAATCGCTTCGCCCCTTCGGGTAAATTAAATGCGCAAAGCCGCGGCCGACGGCACAGACATAAATCGACGTACAGCGGTTGCCCGTCCCCCCTGCGTTGATAACATTCTTGTTCGCTAAATCGCTTAAGCGAACCGCAAAGCCGTTAATCTCCGCTTCATTGCGGGCATTGTTGCCGTAAATAAGCTCTTCCGCCTGCGTCTGTCCCATACCGGCCAAGAATGCCTGCGCTTCGCTTTCGCGTAACGATTTTACATTTCCTGAATGCTCGGCAAGGTCTTTATCGACGACGCTGTAATCTTCAAGCATCGTAATGCGGTCTTGCTTCGTGTCCGTTGTGGTCGCTCCCGGTTTAATACCTTCGTTGTATTTACGGTGTGTCCCGCCGCGCAAGGAGGTGCGTACAATCGTGTTATGCACGGTACCATCGTTTGCTTCCAATACCGGCATATCTTTTAATATTTCATTTGTCTGGCTTAAAAGTTCGACGATATGAAACCCGTCTTGATTGCCGCTTCTGCGCATTACTTCAAGCGCTGTAAGCTGGTCTGTCATACTTAATGTAGGCATATACTACTCCTGTTAATCTTATGTGCCAAAAAATGAAAACGTGCCGCCGTCCCGCGCTGATGTAATGCCGCGTGTACTTGCGCTTCCTCCTCCGACTACCGCGCGGCTTTCTCCCAGCGCCTCTCCGATTTTGATAAACATTTTTACAAAATCAGGATGATAAGCTAAGCCCGTTTGTTCCAATTGTGAAAAAATAGAATCAGAAGCGAACGCTTTAAGCCCCTTCGTATACTGCTCCATCTTTTCACTCACCTTATTTCCGAATTCTTTTTTTAATGCGGCGTCCGTCTCTTCGGCCTGCTTTTTTACCGCCTCGGCAAGCTGGGCTTGCTGATCTTCTCCGATTTTATGGAAGAACGCATAAAGGCTTTTTGCCTGTGCATCGGAAAGGTTTGCTTCATACGCCGCTTCGGCAAAGCGTTTTTCTGCGTCCCATTCCTGTTTAAAGCCATATTTACCGGCCGCGTCGGGTTTGCCGAGCTTTTTGTAAAAAGCATCAAGTTCTTCCTTCGTGGCTTTCTCTCCGGGTAACGTATGCATACTACCGAGTTTTTTTTCAAGTTCGATATAAGAAGAAGCAAGGCTTGAAATATCTTCAAACTTTGCTAACGCCTTTACCGCGTCCTTATTCTCCTTGAGTTCCTTCGATAGCTGCGCCCCCCATGCTTTAAGCTCCGGTTGTACTGCTGCCGCCGGTTCGGTCGCTGTCTGTTCCGGTGCATTTCCGTTCGCTCCTTGCGCGGTCGAGTTTTTCAAAGCGTCTCCGCCTTTCGCCTCTCCCGTTTTTGCGTCATTAAACGCGCCGGTAAGGGAAGTGCCGGTGATGCCTGTGCCGCTTCCTGCATTCCCCGCACCCTGTGGACTCTGATTGCCAGTATTCTGATCTAATGTGTCCATATCCGTTTACTCCTTTTTAAGGTTTCTCGCGTGCCTTTGATAAGGTTAGTCAAGGTTTGATAAAAAAGCGTCCGTGATAGAAAGCGTCTTTTTTATTCCCAATCGCTCCCTTATAAAAAACTTCGCATATTCGCATAACGCTTTTTCAGCGTCGCTTGTTGCCGCATCAAAATAGAAAAGGTCTTTTAAAAGTGCATTAAATACGATTTTGCCGTCTGCGCTTTTAAATACTCTTTTGAATGTTTTTTGTAATTCTTCGTATTGCTCCTCGCGCTTCGCTGTCTCAAAGCCCGGCAGTTCGCACCGTCCTTTATTGCGCTCCATCGTCCGCTTCTCCTCCCAGTCCCGTCTGTAATTGTTCGGATAGCTCCTGTATTGGGCTTCCTTCCTTTACCGGCTCATTTAATTTGTCATAATTTCCCATCAGCGCTTCTTGCTGTTGCTGCATTGCCTGCATCTGCATCGCTTGCATCTGCGCCTCTGCTCTCGCTTGCCGCATCTTTTGTACTTCTTCTTCCTCTCTGATAGCCGTTTGCGGAAAGCCGTTTGTTTCAAGCACATTCTTTAAAAGCGCATCTCCGTTAATGTAGTCAACGCTTTCGGGGGATAATTGAAGAACCGGCTGCGCAAGCATTAAACTCATCTGCACTCCGCCTGACTGGTGGTGTTTCTTTTGCGCTTGCGCTAAAGGTCCGATAAAGTCGATATTTAAGCTTGCCCCTGAATTGTTTAAAATGGCAGGTGTTTCCGGTAGTCTCCCTTGTCGGTACATAATGTTAAAGGTGCGCCGCACAATTTCAGAAAGCGCTTTATTTTGATTGACGATAAGCGAGGTTAGCATCGCCGCTTTTTCGCCTTGTAACTCGACAACTTCCGTCGCTGTCTTTTGCGCCGCTTGAGCTTGGAGCATCAGCATAAAATCAACATTGAATTTATCTTTAATCCGCGCTTCAATGTCCCGCACGGTATCAAGCGTGATAGGAAAGTTCGCTCCGATGTTTATCGGCATCATAATTTCATCGGGGCTTTCATAGTAGTTAAATCCGGCAGGTACAACGCTTTCTACGCCGCGCATACTGTCAGGCACATTCATCGGCGGCTCTGCGGCAAGCCGTGCGAGTTTTAATCGCGCTTCTTCTGCTTTATTCAAGAGTCGCATATCGGGAATAGCCTTGCGCGCGGGGCTGTCCCCGTATGCGCTTGCCGTAATGCGCTCCCAGATAAAAGCGCTGTACGGCAATTCGTGGTATCCTGACTCCTCTAAAATCGCATCCCCGTCCATGTCAACGTAATAGCTTGCATACGCCATGTTTTTATCGTCGAGTTTATCGCTGTCGTAATTCTCGCGCGGAAAAACGGCGTGAAGGATTTTTATTTCCTTTTGCTTTCCCTGCGCATCTTCATAATCTTTGCGGATGGTATCGCTGACATTTTCTAAGCCGAAACGCGCAACGATGTTTTTTACCGTCATCGAAAAATACCGACACACCGTATCGATGTCCCCGTATTCATTTGTTGCGATATATACTTCCGGCGCGGAAACCGTCATAAAGCGGATGGCTGCCTCTTTTTTCTCATCGATAAGCATCACCCCGTGCCCGAATTGCGCGGCGTTACTGATAAAAGCGGGTGCTTCCGTGTAAAGATTGTTGCGGTTAAATTCTTCGTACAGCGCTTTTTCTGCATTCTCAAGCCAATCCTTCACCCCCGTATAATCGAGCATCGCCGAATCGCTTAAAGAAAGTTTAAGCCATGTAACATTCGGGCTTATGGTATATCCCATTAAACCCGACACGAGTTTATCAAGGTATTCTGCAGGCCGCCCTGTATGCCGCTTCGGGCGCTTTACCTCATCGCGCACTTCTTCCCAATCGAAGTTCTTGCTGCCGATATAGGTAGTAACGTCCTGCCATTCCCCCTCGTGTACTTTGCGCTTTGTTTTAAGATGTTCAAAAAGCGTTTTAATGTCGCTTAAAACCTCTTTTTCATCTTTTCTTGATTCCGCCATAATGGCATTCTAAAAGACAGCTTTTGATTTTGTTATATAACTTTTTAAAAAAATATTTTTTTTCAGTTTCAATGATTACTCATTACGCATACGGATCCCATCCGGCGCTTTTCGCTTTTTTACTTGCGAAGCTCCATTGTCCGCTCTGTTTTCGTAATGCCCTTGCAGGATGCCGCGCATACTCGCTCATAATCGCATAGCGCGTCTCATCGTAGATATGGTCTTCCATCGCAGTATCAATATCTTCCGGGTGTGCTTTACTCGGCAAAAGAAGCGGTATTGTGCGGATAAAATCAAAGCAGGTGTCAAAGACCAAAAGCATCGGCTTTTCGTCCTCACCCTTTGTCTTTAATAGCTGATGAAGCTGCATCTTTCCGTTGATGCGCTCGTTATTGGCTTTTATCATTTTCCAACCGACCGCTTCAAACTTTTCGGCAATGCTCGCTTCTTTGTCGGTTTTACTCCAGACTGCGGGGTCTGCGACCATCACCGTAACCCCTTCCGCTACCGAAAGCGCATAAGCTTCTTTTGCCACTTCGCTCGCGCTTTTTTTTACTCCCTTGTTCGCTTCCCCTTTTTCGCAGCCGTAAAGTTCACGATACCGTATCAACCGCCCTTCGCTATTGACCGCCCACCACCCGATGCTAAAGGGCTTTGCGTACCCCCAGTCCATTGCGCAAAATTTAAACCATTGCCCGCTCTCTAAGGCAAAAGGTTTAATAACGTGTTCTTCGCGCCTGAATTCTTCAAATGCCGCTCCTGCGACAATGTCCCAGTTGCCGTACCGTAACGCTTCATAAAGGTACCGCGGCAAAAGGGTTAAGCTCTTTTCATATTCGGGATCGTTTTTCATCAAAATACGGTTATCATCTAAAAGGCTCGGAATAAAACAGCGGGTGCGCCCCATCTCATCGGTGTAAATCGTGTTCGGCTTTTTTTTGTCAATAAAGCGTATTTTTATCCAGCTGTGCCCGACGCCGCCGGGGTTTCCGGTTGCTCGCATATAGCATTTAAGCCCCGCGGCACTCCGCAGGCGGCTAATCATGTAAAGGTAACAATAATCGGTTGCATAGTTTCCGAGCTCATCAAAGCCACACCAAGTATACTGGTGTCCTTGATAGCTTCCGACGTCCTCGTCGCGCTCTAAATAGCGGAGGCGCAAAAAGGAACCGGTCGGGAAGGTAAACACGTTTTCAGTTTTATGATAGTGCGCCCCAAGCGGAATATAAAGCTCCTTCGCTCTGATAATCAAATCCTCAAGCTCTCTATACGTCCTCCTGAATAGTATTCCCCGCCACGCGCCGCGCCCTTCATTACAACCGGCTAAAAAATCCATAAGCAAGAAATCACTTTTGCCCCCGCCTGCCGCTCCCCCGTAAAAAAGTTCAAACGCCGGACACGAAAGGGCAAGCTGCTGCTTCGGCTGCGGTTCCCAGAGAATCATAAGTAGTCGCAACAGCCCTGATTGTCGGCTATGATTTCTCTTTCTTGTGCAATGGCAAGATATTTTTCCATTGCTTCAACATCCTGCCTTTCAATGCTTTTTAAAACATCATACCATTCAGTTAAAGAAAAAGAGTGCCGATAGTCTTGCAAGTCTCTCATAAGGTCTTTTTTATAGACGTATTGTGCTTTTTTTAAGCAGTTTGCACATAATCTCATAACAGGCGTCCATTCAAAGCGCTTTGCTACATATCTTTCGCATTCTGTACAATATCCGCTTGGTAATTCAAGAATCATTTTTATTTACTCCTCTCTTTTAACAACATGCGTATTTTTCAAACCAGAAAAGTACGTCGTTTCCGGTTTCTACTACCAACCCAAAATCGGCGGCAAGTTTATAATTATAATCCCGCTCCTTTAGAATTTCGACTTGGTGTTTAATTGCTTCCCTAAACTTATCAAGAGTTAATGTATGCTTATGCAAATTGCACCGTTGACAGGATGGAAAAAGGTTGTCCTTTACATCCTCTCCAGCTATTGCAGGTTTTTCATCCAAGCCTCTAAAAATCGGATTTACGTGGTCTACACAAAATCTATCGGATAGCAGTTTTCCGCAATAGGCACACCGGCCGCCAAACATACTACGGATTTCTTCCCGTTCTTTTTTAGTGAGTTTCATTTAAAATCTCCTCATGATTAGATAAGTCCCCTCTAGCCCAATGCAACGGCAATCCCGGAAATTAAAGCCAGTAACCCAATTCCGCATCCTATTGCTAGTAGCACAATCTTGAGAATGGTGATAATCCTCTCTGTAATATTTTCAAAATCGTAGTCTGTCATTGCTTTACTCCTTCACTAATCCTGTGTTATTTAATAAGTATTCCTTTGTCGGATCGCTCCACTCCATACTGTTCCAACGCCGAACGACAATCCGTTGTTTTGTTATTGCATGTTCTGTGATACAGCAATCCGCTTCAATTTCGTTATATTTATACATCGTGTACACAGTGCCTGAATTAGATGGCCGGTGCATCCATTCACCTTTCCCTTGTGCGCACCATTTTGCAAGCTCTCTATGTGTTGCAAGTCTTTTCATTTTGTTTACTCCTCCACCAATTCCCC